GAGCTAGTCAATGCAGAGCCAATGCGATTGCTAAGAGTTGAACGCAATAGATTACTTGCTGAAACAGATTGGATGGCAAACAGTGATGTAACTCTTGCCGATAACTGGAAAACCTATAGACAAGCATTGCGTGACTTGCCAGCAAGTGCAAAGCCAAAACTATCAAGTGATGGGTCGCTAGATATGTCTTCTGTTACTTTTCCTACTAAGCCGAGCTAAAATGACCAAGGCAGATATAAATGCAATACTGATGGAGCTGAGTGTTCTGAAGAATGATATGTATCACTTTCGGCAGGATATGGAACGCAGAGTTTCCCGGCTAGAGAGAATAGTAATATCAATAACCGCATTCTATGTGATTAGTTCTTTCGGTGTGATATTCAATACGATAGTGTTGTGACCTCCTATGTTCGATCCGGTTACCATAACGACCGCTCTTGGGGTAGCCTCTTCTGCAATGTCGCAGATAAAAAAAATGTACGATCACGGCAAGGATATCTCAGAGATGAGCGGTCAAATCGGGAAGTGGATGAATGCCTATGCTGAAGTAGATGCTCTTGAAAAGGAGGCCAAGAACCCTTCTCTTTTCAGAAAGATTACATCGGGGAAGTCTATAGAGGAGGTAGCTCTTCAAGCTTTTGAAGGTCGAAAGAAGTTAGAGCAGGATCGCTATGATTTGAAGATGATGATCTCTTTCCGGTACGGCCCAAGGGCATTCGATGAGTTGCTTGAGATGGAAGGAAGGATCAGAAAACAAGTTAGAGATGAAAAGATAGCCCGGTTAAAATTTAGAGATAAGGTAATAACTTATGTTGCACTCGTTGCGGTTGTCATTGTCGGTTGTGGTATACTCTATTATTTTACTTATGGCCTTGTACTCCTCGACAGAGGTGAACTCGGCTGATCATTACGAAAGGAAAACATATGATTGGAGAAATGATACAAAAAGGCTGGACAATGGTGGTAAGACTATTTGTCGGCTCGCCAAAAGAATTAGAAACAAATCCCCCGGACAAAGCTTACAAGAATATTTTTGCGTCTACCGAGGGGCAAACGGCACAACGGAAACGATCCTCGTTGACAACCCGAACGACTGCCAAAAAGAAATCGTCTGCGACTACGACCCCTCCGAAGAAAAGAGGCCGTCCATCAAAGAAGTCCTCGAAAGCATAAAGAAAGCTATGGAATGACACCGGAGACATTAGATAAATGGAAGATACTTCCCCGGATTATGATGATAACAATAACCTTTATGAGTTACCGGGTTGCCGAATGGTACATGGATCTCCCGGATCCTACGATAGAGCAGTCTGGTTTCTGTTCGATAGTCATCGGTGCCTTGACCGGGAGCTTTGCAATATGGGTTGGATCGGAGGCAAAAGATAAATGACTAAACACATAAGCATGACCAAGATGTTAACACCTCGGCAAGAGAAGACCATGAAGAAACATAGTGTTCACCACTCAAAAAAGCATATGGCTACCATGCGTAAGGAGATGCTTGCCGGGAAGACGTTTTCTCAGGCACACAAAATTGCAATGAAGAAGGATGGCAAATGAGTTTGATAAATACACTGACTGGCCCGGTGCTGGGTCTACTAGATAAGTTCGTAGAGGACAAGGATCAGAAAGCAAAGCTTGCACATGAGTTGGCAACGATGGCAGACAAACACGCTCAGGAGGCTTTATTAGCCCAGCTAGCCATCAATAAGGAGGAGGCGAAGGGTAACTGGTTCCAGAGTTCTTGGAGGCCATTCATAGGCTGGATTTGTGGGCTATCACTCACAATAAATTATTTAGTCTCCCCAATATGTGCCGGCTTTGGTATACTGATACCGCAAGCAGACATGACGGTAATGATGCCGTTACTGCTTGGGATGCTCGGCATAGCCGGGATGAGGAGCTTTGACAAGACCAAGAAGGTTGATACCAAATGAAGAAAGAACACAAAGATCCTAGAGGTGGCCTGACACAAAAGGGTCGTGACTATTTCAAAAGGACACAGGGATCTAATCTCAAGCGACCTATCAAGAGCGGAACCAATCAACGCAGAATAAATTTTGCTCACCGGTTCAAAGGTGTCAAAGGCCCACTCAAAGATGAGAAGGGAAGACCTACCCGGCTCAAGCTGGCGATGTCACGCTGGGGCTTTGGATCAAAAGAGGCAATGAGAAACTTTTCAGAAAGGCATAAAAAGGCATGAGAAAATTCGCACCAGTTCCAAAAACAAAGAAGGGAGTACCCACCAAGTATGTGGCCTCCGCAAAGAATAAGTCTGCACGAGAGAAAGAAATACTCAGAACTCGTAGGCTGTACAAGCAGGGTAAACTAACACCTCGCATGATGGATCTCATATCAAAACAAAGGAGTAAGGACAGTGGCTAAATATGACAGCATACCGGGTGCAAGTCGTTTCTCAAAAAGCACCTTGGATAAAGTATATAAACGAGGACTAGGAGCCTACTACAGCTCAGGATCTAGGGGTGTATCCTCACACGCTTGGGCTATGGGCCGTGTAAAATCTTTTGTCAGTGGTAAGGGCGGAGCTAGGAAAGCAGATAAGGATCTACTCGGCAAAAAGAAATCATCAATGTCAAAGATAGTAAAGAAGAAAGGATAAGCTATGCCATTTAGTAAATACTCTCCCAAACAAAAAAAACTTGCGATGGTTGCAGAACCACGAGACAAGATCACCGGGGCCGACTTCAAGAAACTACGCATGGGAAAGAAGAAGACTAAGCCCAGCATGAAGAAGATGATGGAGGTCAAGAGTGCCTGAGACATTTGAGATAGCAATCAAAGAAGTCCTGCACCACGAGGGTGGATTTGTAAATCATCCTGACGATCCCGGTGGGATTACGAACAGAGGTGTTACTAAGAGAGTATATGAAAAGTGGATAGGTCGAGAGGCAACTGAGCAGGAGATGCGTGACCTTACCGAAGAGACAGCCATTGCCATATATAAAAAGAACTACTGGGATCGCAATAGATGCGACATGGTCGAAGATGCGAGTTCTCCCGGTGTTGCCTACTTCCTCCTAGATTTTGCTGTCAATGCCGGGAGACAGGGTGCCAAGTGTCTACAGAAATCTATCGGAGCAAACCCTGACGGTGTCATCGGGCCTAAGACTATAGCCATACTCAAGAAGATGGATGCTGATTATGTATTGGAGCAGATGCACCAGCACCGTCAAACTTTCTACGAAAGCCTGAAAACATTTAAGACATTTGGTCGAGGCTGGACAAGACGTAACGATGAGGCTTTAGCGAAGGGTAAAGAAATGGCCGGATAAACCGGCCAAATCCCAAGGAAGATTGTCGTGAAAATTATATTCTAGTTGTGCCGTCCATGTTTCGCAACAACTTAATCTGACGAGGCTTGCGATAATCTCTCTCTATGTATCCCCGGTTCTCCAAGGATGTTAGATGGTCATGCACCACAGAGTTTGACTTCACACTCATACCTTTCTTTATCTCGTGATAGGATGGCATACAGTAGTTAGCCTCAAAGTATTCTATCAGAAACTTCAGGAACTCTAGGTTCCTCGGTGTCGGGGGAAAAGTATTATTTGGCACTACCATTCTCCATCTGCAAAAGTTTCTTCTCAAGAAAACCATGCTTATAATTTTTACCACTATCATCGATAAACTCTGGATGGTTCTTGATACGCTCAAGGATAGCTTTGTTTCGCTCCCTCATTTGTTTGCCAACCTCTGGTAAATCTTCAGCCGAGTACTTCTTGATCTGTCTTGCCATCATAATATCTAGCTTAGTCACTGCCTGATCAATATCCTTACATCTCTCAAACTCACCCTTAGAATTATATATCAATAAGTTACTGATTGCTCTAGCCTTTGTAGAAGTATTAACATTTCCTTTGGCTGTACCAGCACCCTTACCTTCATCATCCTCCTCCGAGGCCAAGCCTACAATCATAGAGATGCCATACCTTTTGGCATAGGTGATGGCCGAACCAAGACCCTGCATATCCCTCTTGTTTATTATCAGGGGGAGGCTGGTCTTGAATGTACCGCCTGTCTCATGCATCAACAACGTATCGACAAAGTGATCTCCGTTTTCCTGCGTTGTTAGGGAGTGGATATAGGAAAACCCATTATCAACCAATGGCTTGCGGATAACTTCATACACTGACGCAAGGTCGGCATACTTGCCAAAGGCTCCCTTGTCATCCTTCTTTGCGTGTTTGAGATCCTTCTGGACTTTCGATAATGCTTTTATGTGATCTGTACTCATTGTAGTTTCTCCTTATTTAAAGATACAGTTAGTTTTTGGTAGGTACTACCGGGTTTAGCTGGAACCACTCTCTCTGGTTGTGGCTTACGTTCTACAGTGGTGTAGGATATTTTGTACGGCCCGACTGTACATTTCTTCACACCAAGGTTGTCGAGCATAGTCTTGATAGCTGTATCAATCTCCTTCCTGCTATCTTCAAAACTTTTCACTTTGCCCTCAAACTCCTGTCGTTTATCTAAAAGATCTATAAAGGTGTCAGCCTCCTCCATCTCATCTAGATCAGCAACGAAGTCATTGGTTATAGCCTCCGGGTATGGCTCATCCTCATCCACTCGCCTCCAATACTCTTGAACTTCCCGAAGGTAGTCGGCTATCCATGCATCATCTCTCACTATAGGATAGACAGTGAGCTGACCGTTTTTACTCAGAACAGATATCAAAGCAAACTCACCGTTTGTACAGACAAGCTGGTGCTGGGTCTGTGATATATAGTTCCTCATGCAGTCACCGGAGCTGTTCATAGATGACTTGAGTTCATTGATGACTTGGCCCTGCATAGTTACAAACTCATTCTTTGTGCCGGGTATGGGTATGTTTACCGGTTTTTTGAAATATAGTTTATGGTCTACGGAAGAGGCCATCCTCAAACCCTCGTATACATCAGGCTCCATCACCGGATACTCTGAAGATATATTATCGATGTCAGTGAACTTACAAAGGTACCTGATGGTCATTAGGACATTCGGTGCCTCAAACACCTTGCCCCGGTACAATGCGTCCTCATTAGCCATATTTGAGCCGATGGTGTCCGTATGACCGCAAGTAAACTGCCTGAGCTGTTCAATGGTCATGCCAGATATCTCGTGTACTCCATAGGCTACCGCATCAGCATGGGAAGATCCTAAGTGAGAATAGGTGTCGGTCATTTTGCCGGGATGATCCTCAAACATCTCTAAATATTTTTTAATATTCATTTGTCTCCTCAAAAATAAAGTTGTCATAGAAAAACTGGGAACACTCCTGATCGTACAAACAGGCTCCGATCATTCCCCAGTAAAAGCAGATGGCAATAATACACAGGGTTGTTATGTCCTGTAGATATTCACCAATCGTCCTCAAAGTTTTTTTGTACTTATGCAATATCATGTCTATCCTCCTTCATAATTTTTACGATACTTGCGATTGTGGA